TGCTCCGCCTAACGGTGCATGGTGGTGGGACTTAGGAAACACTACATTTGGTCTTTTTGAATATAAGCAAGTTAGTGTAGAATCAAGTGCATGGGTTGCACAAACAGTTACTATTCCAACTGCTACAGCAACAGATATAACAGCCGGCAATGTTCCAGAAGCCGCATTTGGTAGTAATGGCGATTATGCCTTAGTACCTTATACATTAGCAGGAGTTCCTCTTACTGCACCTTCATATTATAAAAAAGATGCTGGTGCATGGGCAACAGTAGAAAGCGGAAATTCAGGTATCACAGCAGTATGGGTTAGACCACATTATGATCCACCAGCCGCTCCAAATATCGGCGATGTATGGATTAAATTAACTACTGCAAATAGTGGAATGAATATTTCTTATAAAGAATACAGTACAACATCAACTGCATGGGCTTCAAGAACAGTAGGCGTATTTGCAAGTGATGCAATGGCATGTATACCTGGTAATATTACCTCTGGTTCACAAGCAACGGCAACAGCGGTAGCAGGAACAGGTGGTAGTGATGCTTTGCAAACAGCAGATATCACACTCGTTGATGGTGGTTCTGGTTATACCGAAGCTCCAACAGTAGTAATAACCGATCCAAATGGTTCTTTAGCCGTTGCAACTGCAACAATAGGAACAAATGGTAAAGTAACCGGTGTTACAGTTACTACTCCTGGATCAGGCTATACAACGGCCGCAACTATTACATTTATTGGCGGCACACAACCTGCGGCAGATTCAGTTTACATTCGAAAAACTTCAGATGCTACAGCAGGCGGTGCCGGCGAAATACAATGGAATGGCGGAACAACCCATGTAGCAGGAACAGAAGAAACAATAGCATTCTATGTATTTCCAGGATCAAGTGCAACTTCGGCGGCGTTAGGTGCCGCATCAGTGCCGATTGCATTAAATGCAGACGGAACAACACCAACTGCTGACAAGGTAATTCATGCATCAAGTGCCCCAACCGCAGTAGCAACCGATGGTACTTATTGGTATGATACTACTCTTGCATTAGACATATATAAAAAAGCATCAGGTGCATGGCAAAAACAAGCAGTTTCTAAATATGGAACAACTGCTCCGGCCGGTCCTAGTGATGGTGATGTGTGGATAGACACCAACGATTTAGATAATTATCCTGTTATAAAAGTTTATGATAGTGCAAATGCAATATGGACTACAAAAGATAATACAGACCAATCTACTGCTGATGGAGTAGTTTTTGCAGATTTAACACCAGATACAGGTGTTACAGCAGGACAAAGTCCTACTAATTTTTATAGTGGATACCCAAATCCAGCAATTTATCCAGATGGTATGTTTGCTGTTAATGGAGCAAGAAGTTCTTATCATGTACGAAAATATGATGAAAATGCAACATTATCAACAAGTGCCGCGGCGGCATGGAAATGGGTTACAGCCGCAGGTAATAAAGCAAATGGTGCCGGATTATATGGCAGAAAAAGTCAAAGAAAAGTTGTTACTACAGCGATGCAGGCCGCATTAACCTCATGTGTAGCAATAAGAGAAGAGTCGTATACATTTTCAATTATTGCATCTCCGGGTTATCCTGAGTTAGCAGATGAAATGAATACATTAGCAACAGATAGAAAAAATACAGCATTTGTTGTTATTGATCCTCCTTTCAGACTTGCAACATCAGGTGTAGCAAGTTGGATGCTAGGTACAAGTACTACAGAAAATGGTGAAGATGGATTAGTAAGTAAAACAGCATATTCTGCTGTTTATTATCCTAGTGCATATACTACCGATTTAGATGGTAATACTGTAACATGTCCAGCATCACATATTGCATTAAGAACATTTGCATACAATGATGATATTGCGTATCCGTGGTTTGCTCCGGCAGGCCTAACACGTGGTGTCATTGCTAATGCTACAAATATTGGTTACTTAGATTCAGAAGATGAGTTTGTTCCAGTAGCATTAAGTGGTGGCGACAGAGATACATTGTATCAAAATAAAGTAAACCCATTAGCAAATTTTCCAGGTCAAGGAATATTTGTTTATGGACAAAAAACATTAAATCCGACAACATCAGCATTAGATAGAGTAAACGTAGCAAGATTAATTGTTTACTTAAGAGAACGGTTAGATGTATTAGCAAGACCATTTGTGTTCGAACCAAACGACGAACTTACAAGAGCTAATGCAAAAGATGCTGTTGAAAGATTCTTAGCAGACATTTTGGCAAAACGAGGGTTATATGATTTTGCGGTTGTTTGTGATAGCACAAACAATACCCCTGCAAGAATTGATAAAAATGAAATGTATATTGATGTAGCAATTGAACCGACGAAAGCGGCAGAATTTATATACATTCCAATACGGGTTGTTAATACAGGCGACCTTTCAGCAACAAGCTGATTTCTACCTCCTTAAAGGGCCATTAACTTTAAATGGCCCTTTTTCCTTGGTTAAAAAATCTAGACAATATGATAAATAATATTAAGCTCAAAAACACTTTAGGAGTAGTCGATGGCTAATTTAAATAAGTTTGGTGTACCGCTTTCTGGTAACACAAGTGCAGTTTTGATGCCAAAACTCGCGTATAGGTTTAGGGTAACCTTTACAGGATTAGGCGGAACTGGAACAGATACAAAAGCATTGACACGTGAAATTATAAGTGTAGGGCGTCCACAATTAACTCACGATGAAATTCAAATTGATGTTTATAACTCTAGAATATTTTTAGCAGGCAAACATACTTGGGAGCCTATTGCTATCGTAATGAGAGACGATATTAATTCGGATGTTATTACTTTATTGAATTCTCAAGTACAAAATCAAGTTGATCATTTTGAACAATCAGCGGCAGTTGCCGGTAGCCAATACAAATTCGGTTCAATTATTGAAACACTAGACGGAACAAGTAATTCATCTAGTAGCACAACGGTGCTTGATAAATGGTCATTATCAGGTTGTTTTGTTCAAAATATGCAATGGGGCGAATCAAATTATGCAACTAGTGAACCAGTTCAACTTACAATGACAGTAAGATTCGATAATGCAGAGCACTTGGTAGGTGAAACGAATACGTTGAACGCTCAAAATATTACTTCAACAACATTAGATCAATCTACTGCTACATCATAATAATTGAGGTCGTTGTATGCCAGTTAGTTCAATTTTGCGTAACTATGCAGATATTGCTTATTCCACTCAGAATGATGGTGGCCCTCTAACAGCGGTGCCCCGTCAAAAATTTCAATTTGTAATTGAATTTAAGTCAACAGTAACAACTCTTCAAGATCAATTAGATAAATTAAAATTAGTAATACGAACGGCCGAACTACCAAGTTTTCAATTTGATACGCAAGTATTAAATCAATATAACAGAAAACGAGTTATTCAAACAAGGGCAAATTTTCAACCTGTTACTATCACATTTATGGATACAAGAGATAATAAATGGCAGAATGTTTTTAAAGAATATCTTAATTATTATTATAAAGATGGCCGAACATTTGGACATAATTTTGAAACATCTGATACAGTACAAGAATATGCAACAACAGATAACTTTGGTTTAAAATCACCAAAAGAAACTAGTTCAGGATCGTTTGAACGATACTTTTTTAGTCAAATAAGAATGCATCGAGAATATGGCGGTGTTGGTGCTCCAACACAAGAATCTGTTACACTTTTTAATCCTGTTATAACTACATGTAGTCACGATACTCTTGATTATTCTGATTCAAGTCCGGTTACCTGGAATGTCCAATTTGCATATGAAGGTATTACATATGATGATGGTTGGGGTGAACGAAACATGTCAAATTTGGGTAGTGATATTTCCTCATTCGTAAAAAATGCAGGATCTGCATTAAGTTCTTTAGGTGGTAGATTAGGATTCTAATATGGCATATAAATCTGAAACAGCATCAACGATATCAGCAAATACCGGATTAAGTAGAGCCCAAGAAATTAGAGCAACTTTAGGCGACGATTCGACTGAATTTGATAGTAGACTAATTGGTGACTTGGCATCAGCAACATTTGATTTTTTACCAACAGAGCATGATATTGTAGTTGGCGAATTACAAGGTGCAGGAATTTCTAAATTAGCAAGTAAAACATTAGCCTTTGAAATATTGGCATTAGCAAAATATTATAATAAAAATTATGATGAGTTTTTACCACTTATAGATGTTAATGGTTTAGATCTTACCGATGATATTATTACAACATTAAATACTACTAGAGCTTCTAATAATCAATTAGGAAGGCAAAACGTGTTAATAAATGAACATGTTTCTAGACAAGTAATAGATTAATGGCAACAAAATATCAACAAGGACATTTTAGTCCCCAAAACCCAGATAAGTATATCGGAAAACATGAACCTATATATAGATCAGGATGGGAATTAGCATTTATGCGGATGTGCGA